CACAGAAGGCCACGACTTATCCCCCATTTGGCCTATGACGGGCGCGACGGGGTACATGCCTATTACACGCCGGAACGTGTTGACCCCGTGTTATTCTCGAAGCGATGGACGGTTGAAGCCGGGGCCGTTGGCGTGCGACGAATGAATCTGTATTACCCTGACCGTCTGGAGCGTTACTGGTGTCATGTATCTGCCGGTGATATGTATTGGTTGCCGGGCACTGGCAAGGACGGGTCTGACTTGCCTGCCGTGTCGTCTTATGGGCATGGCTTTCCTTTGGTTCATTTCACCAATCGGGCACGCGGTTTTCGTTACGGGATGTCGGAACTGGAACCGGGCATTCCCATGCAAGATGCGCTCAACAAGTCAATTATCGATATGCTTGCTGCAGCTGACGCTTCCGGTTTTCGCATCATGGTCATGATTGGCGGCGACCCGACAGGAATCGAACTGGCCCCTGGTTCATGGGTTTATTTGTCCGAACAGGCCCCAAGCGAAGCCAACGTTTACCAGATTCCTGGTGAGCCATTGCGACCGCATATCGAGGTAGTTGACGCCTTTGTACAACGCATTGCACAAGTGACAGACACGCCCTTATCCTACTTTCAGCAATCGGGGCAGATGGCCTCGGAAGGTACGCATCGTCAGCATGAGGCTCGAATGCTAGCCAAGAGCCGTTCCTGTGCAACCGAATTGGGTGAGCAATGGGAAGACATCATGCGGATTTGCATCCGCATGTCCAACCTTTATGACGGGACAAAATTTGACGAGGATGTAGAAATCACGACCCTGTGGGATGACTTCGACATTCGTGACCGCGAGGAGAAAATTAAGGCACGTGCCGAGGCAATGAAGGCACTGGTTGAAGCCACTGCCGGATTACGGGCTGCCGCGCTTGCCGTTGGCTTTAGCGAAGAAGAGGCCAATGCTTTTGCCGAGATGGAATATATGAGCCTTGAGCAGATGAATCGGGTCGCCGCCACGCAGCCAGCCGCGCCGGAGGAATCCCATGTTGAAGAAGGCACGGAATAAAAAGGCACGCACCGCCGGTATTGTTCTGCTTATTGCGTCTCTCGACAGACGGCCTCGGACGATGGCCGAACTGGACACGCTTATGGCCGAGCAGAATGTCCCGTCGGCGCGAAGACCGGCACTTAGAAAGGCATGGGTCGCTGGCGCGGCGGTCTTTTATGTGACTTCCCTGATGCGGTTCGCCTCTCGCTCGGAGACATTCTCGCAGGAATTCATGATGGAGCAGTTCGAGAGCGTCATGCCGTCGATTGTTGAAGATATGAAGGCATGTGCCCAGCAATTGATTGACGGAAAAATAACGCTTGACGAATTTCAGCGGCAGGTTGCCGCCATGATTGAAAGGAACTTCTGGGAAGCGGCTTTCGCCTTGTTTGGCCCATCGTTGTGGCTGTTTCCTGCCGTTCTGTTGTTGATAAGGCGGCTTGTAGATCAGCAGTTAGCCTGGTTGCGCGGGCTTGTCCTGGACATTCGATTTGGGCGGCAGAGGCTTGACGGGACGCTTTTGCGGCGTATTCGTTTATACGGCAATGCCGCCTGGTCTGCCCTGCTGGAATTTAGCCGCCGCCTTGCCATGATACAGGGGTTTACCAGAGAGATGAACGTCCTGGGTGTGGCCGAGCATTGTCAAGGCTGTATTGACGAAACGGCGAAGGGATGGGTTCCTATCGGCTCATTGGTTCCTATAGGGCAGCGGACTTGTTTGTCCAATTGCCGCTGCCGTTACATTTTTCAATAGGTGTATCATGTCTAATCTGGAAGAAACGCTGGCTTTTCACATGCGGATTAACAATATCCCTGAACCGTTGCGGCAGCACAAGTTCCATCCGAAGCGCAAGTGGCTGGCTGACTTTGCATGGGAAGACGAAGGGCTTATCGTCGAGGTCGAAGGCGGTATCTGGATGCAGACCGGCACGGGGCGGGGAAAGGGGCACGCCCATCCCAAGCGATTTACCGATGACTGCGAGAAGTATAATGAGGCGACCCTGATGGGCTGGCGAGTGATTCGGGTAACGGAACCGCAGATTAAGGATGGGAGCGCGATACAGTGGATAAAACGCGCTTTGATGACGGGGGAGGGGCCTGTCGCCCCTCCCCCATTCTAGCCGGCATGGGCAACTACTGTGTCTGTCGTTTTTGCTGTCTGGAACGCTCTGCCAATACAATGTCCAGTACATCCGGCCATGGGATGCGAACGGAACCATTGGTCAGGGTGACGCCGCTATTACGTACGGCATCGATAAGCCGTTCATCCGGCACGCTATTCAATCCCAGCAGATGGTTTACCTTCCCGCCAGGAACACGCTTGCGACGGTTGCGCAGACGTTCAATCGGATAAATTACAAAGCTGTCCATATCATTCTCCTTGTGCGTGACGCACGATTAAATCTGATGGCCCCATTATAGGGAATATCGCCATACCCTTACCGATTTCTCATGATGTTCTCATATGAGAAGTGGATGAGAAAGGCGTGTAAAATCACCTTGCCGTGCTATACTGCTTGCATGGCGCGAACGTCGCCAAAATCATGTTTCAGGAGAATGTAAATATGTATCAGCAGTTGACGATTGTGGGTAATCTTGGAGCCGACCCCGAAATGCGATATTTGCCCGACGGGACGGCGGTGACGAACCTGCGTATGGCCACGAATCGCAAGTGGACAGACGGCAGCGGCGTCCAGCATGACGAGACCGTATGGTTTCGCGTCTCGGTTTGGGGCAAGATGGCCGAGGCTGCCAACCAGTATTTGACAAAAGGACGCCAGGTCATGGTTATTGGTCGGTTGAAGGCCGACGAATTTGGAAACCCGCGTACATATCAGGCGAATGACGGGTCAACCCGCGCATCATTCGAGATTGTTGCGGAGCAGATCAAGTTTCTTGGTGGCGCGGGCCAGACTGCGACGGGCGCACCCGTCGCCGAGGATAACGATCCGTTCTAGAGGATGACATGACTATTCAAATCCAGAAGGCGGGGGGCGCGGCAAGGCGCCCCTTCAACATGTTTCTTTATGGTCAGACGAAGGCGGGGAAGACGACAGGAGCGTGGCTTGCCGCCATGCGCCTCTGCGACCGCGCCGGTGTGGGGTATGACAAGATTCTGTTTATTGATACCGAGGCAGGCCGATCTACGTATATTCTGGATCGGTATCCCAAATTGGCCGAAGCCGGTGTGGTTTACTGGCAGCCGCCATTTTCGGTTCCGAAGCTGACCGAGTTCATCAATGAGCAGCAGTACAACTACAATGTCATTATTGTGGACAGTTTCAGTGCGTTCTACTCCCGCGAGGGGGGCACACTGGATCAGGTTGCCATGGAAACGAAGAAGCTCCAGGGTAATTCCTATGTAGCGTGGAAGCGGCCTGGTGATGAGTATGGTCGGTTCCTGACTGCTGTAACTCAGTTGGCTTGCAACGTTATCGTGTGCGCTCGTGCCAAGATGGGGTACGAAATACAGGAAAAGACCGACGGCATGGGCAACAAGAAGAAGAGCGTCGTTCCGGTTGGCTATGGGCCGGTAGTCCGTCAGGCGGAGACCGGTTATGAATTTGACCTGGAAGTCGAAGTTCTTCTCGACGATAACGGCGGTCGCTTGTCTGTCGTGCGTGGTTCACGTGTTGGCAGCATCGAGACCGGTTCAATGTGGTCTGGGGGCTTTAATCCTGAAACGGTCGATGCTTTTCTGGGTGTCATGGCTGAACGTCCGCAAATCAAGACGCCGACCCGACCGTACATTGCCGCTGACAAGTTCATTGTCGAATGGCAAGCGGAGTTTGATACGAAGGATGAAGCGCGTGAGGCGTTGACCGTGTTTGGCAAGTGGAATGATCTTAAGGATGACGGTTATACCCTTGCCCAATTGCTGGCTGACCGGCGTGCCGCTCGCATTGAAAGCCGGACTGACATTCACGATGCCGTCGCCGCTGAAATGGAGATGGTTGACAGGTTGGCTGACGTGCTACCGGATTAGCCGACACTTGACATAAACCGAACAACCGTGGTAGATTAGAGGCAGATGAGGAACCTGCCTCTTTTTTGTGTTGGGAACTGATGAAGCGATACGTAGCAATTTGCAAGCTGTGTAAATGGCAATACGCCCTGACCGAGGAGCAGAAAGCCATCGCGGAGAGGGGTTGTCCGGCATGTGGGGCGGGGAAAGATGCGGTTCAGGTTGAACCAGAACCGAATGGGAGTACGAATGTCAGACGAGACTGAGCAATTGCTTCAACAGCTTGATGCTGAGATAGACAATGCTGAAGCGAGCGGCGATAACAAGACTGCCTTGATATTGAAGGCAGTACGCGCCGAGAACGGCAAACGCCGAGTAGAGAATCGTGAATTAAAAGAGAAAATAGCGCAAGCCCTCGCGGATAGCGAGGCGTCCATAGCCAAGGCTGCCAGTGCGGGAATTCGCTCATCCCAGCTACAGGCAGAACTGGATAAGGAACGCGCTGAAAGGCAAGCAGTCCTGGAAAGACTGAATGCCGCAAATCAGACAGTTGTCGATGGCCTCCCGGAGAGGCTTCGCCCGATAGTTCCGCGCGGCCTTGGCCCTGTTGAACTTCGTGAATGGCTGGATGCCGCTGTCCCCGTTTTACATCAACCGCCGCCCGCCCCATTGGACGGCGCGGCTGGGTCGAAGGCCGACAGGGAGAACGCGACAGTTGCTGTTGATGAAGATACGGCTACGATGGCGAAGGCCCTTGGCGTTGACCCACTAATGTTAGCAAAGAGGGTAAAACAAGATGGCAACTCAGGGATTTGAGTTTGCTTACTCGTTGGATGGCAGCGTGCCGGTAGTGCGTGAGTTTGAGGTTGACGGAACCGGAACTTACGGAGCGGGCGATCTCGTTATCTTTTCGAGTGGGCAATTGGCAAAGGCGGCTAGTACCGTTGCTACCGTGGCTGCGGTTTTGCAGGAAAGCCGTACGACCGGGGCGGACGGGCAACTGATGAAGGCTGCGGTTATTACGAATCAGCAGGTCTGGCGATGCTCGTATGACGCCACGACCTACTCCGCTTCCATCGGAGTTCGTACGCAGGACATCGCCAGTTCGCGTCTTCTTGACGCGGATGACGCCGGCAACGGCTCGTTGGCAGTTATTGATGTTGTGGATGACCCCCACGGGGCAAATCCCATCGGGTACGTGGTATTCACCAACGTTCAGTTTGGGTAAGAGAGGCCAACCATGAGTATTATGACTTCTGGAAAATGGCCTCAACTGCTTGAGGCCGGACTGCGGATTGTGTTCGAGCAGCAGCGTGATGAGATTATGCGTGACAGCCTTATCCCGTCGTTGTTCAATGTGCAAACGTCGAATTCGGCGGTTGAGGAAAGTGCCAGCGTAAACGGTTTGCGCGACTGGTTTGAGTACAAGGGTGCGATTGAATACGCCGAGCCGATTGAAGGCTGGGGCGCACGCTATGAGCATACCGAGTACGTTCAGGGCATGGTTGTTGAGCGGAAGCTGGTTGACGATGCCAAGTACCGCGAGATCAATGCCCGCGCCACCATGCTGGCGACCTCTGCCGGTCGTACTCGTGAGAAGCACGCGGCCAGCATCTTCAATAACGCCTTCAGTTCTGCCTACAAGGGTGGAGACGGTGTGGCCCTGTGCGATGCGCATCCGTATTCTCCGACAAATTCCGCCACACAATCCAATGCCGGTTCGTCAGCGTTGGATAATACCAGCATTGGTACAACGTTGGCAGCCATGCGTAACTATAAGGGTGGAATTGGGGAGCATCTGACGGTTCAGCCGGACATGTTGCTGATTCCTCCGGGGTTGGAAAAGGCGGCTTATGTCGCTCTTAATTCGATGCAATTGCCGGATTCTGAGAAAAACGACATCAACTACCTGAAAGCCCAGGGGATTACAGTTGTTGTCTGGAAGTATCTTGAGGATGCGAACAACTGGTTTATGGTTGACAGCCGGTTGATGAAGCAATGGCTGAACTGGTTCGACCGCGTGCCGATTGAATTTTCGCTTGACCCGCGTTCCGACTTCGAGTTGATGCTGCGCTTCCGGGGCTATATGCGTTACAGCTACGGCTGGGACGACTGGCGTTGGGTGTACGGGCATAACGTTACAAATTAGCAATGCAAATTGGTAAGCTGAAGCGTGATGTAAAAATCATTGCGACCGGCTTTTCCAGAGAGGCGGGCGGAACCATTGCTGAGCACGAGGTTCCACCCGCCGTCTGGAAGGAGTGGGTTGAGGAAGGTGTTGTTATCCTTCCTCAACCCACCAATGATTTAACTCGCCGCGAACGGAACAAAGTCAGGCGTCGCAGTCCGGCCATACGTTAGGGAGGCGCGATGTTTACTTTCACCTATTCTCCGACAGACAACACCCCAAAAGACAGGGTTCGGTTTCACCTTCAGGATACGGTGATTGATGCGGGGCCATTGCCGAAGGATGCGAACTTTTCTGATGAAGAGATATTGGCTCTGATTGCTACGGAGGGCTTTTGGCAGCGTGCCGTTGCCGCCGGACTGGAAACTCTGGCCACGGCATGGCGCAAATACCCCAACCTGGAATCCGACCAGTTTGGGCTATCCCGCTCTCACATCAGTCGTGGCTATGCCGAGGACGCTGCCAAGTGGCGCGACAAGTGGGGGTTTGCCGGTGAACCCGATCCAACCATCTACAAGATAAATCAGGCACGCTCTTCCGGTTACATTCGTGTAGACGCATGGAGCGATGACGAATCGGTAGGCGAGGTGGAGCGATGATTTCGCTTGATGAGATTGCCCAGATTCAGCACGACAATGAGCAATATCTGACCGACCGCATAACCCATTTGCGCCGTACCAACGTTAAGGGCGACTATGGCGAAGATGTTGCCGTGTGGTCTACTGTGGCTGAGTGGGATTGCGGCTTTGCCTATTCGCCGTTCAAGTTCAGAAGCCGGGAGATTATGGCCGATTCTCGCGTACCAATCTCCGAGATTCTGGTACGTTGTCGTATGCCCGCTGCGGCACGCGGGACAATCGACCCCGCCGACCGCGTGGTGCTGACCCACAAGTTTGGCGTGCCGGTTACGCCGGATACCTATGAGGTGCAAGGGTACGAAGAGCAGACCATCTATGGTTTTATATTGAACCTGCGCCGAACGGGGGTGTGACATGCCGGGAATCCTTGGGATAAATGTATCTATCGATGGGGTAACTCAAGTCATAGATAATGTGTTTGGGTTTAATACCAATGCGAAATCATCGTTGGCAGCGGCGGCTGAAGCGATGGCCAAACGTACATCGGAAGAGATGGAAAGGCGCGTTCGGGAACCCAAGAGCGGTCGTCAGTATCCACAATATCCACGTCCTTCCGGGGTGTCTGGCGGTTATCCGGCGTATCAATGGGGCGGTTTGGTTGGCAGTTTTACGGTGGAAATTACCGGAATAGACAGTGCTGCTCTAACTGTGGGCAAAGGCTTGCCACGACCATATGCTTACTGGTTGGAATATGGATGGACAGTAGGTAACAAGTCTTTCATTTTTCCGTTTGTACGTCCCACTGTTGAGAGCTTGCGTGGCGAGTATGCCAATATTGCGCGGTCGGCGTTAAACGGACATATCAGATGACCGACATTATTGAAGAATTTCATGACACGTTGACGGCACTTCTGGGGCCGTCAGTGAACAACAACATCCATTTTGGCATTGTTCCGGCCAATGCCGTTTTCCCGCTGGTTGTTTATGGCCTGATATGGGGCGGAACGGGGCGGAGAGCTTCAGGAGACCGTGGGACATATCGCAGCCGGTTTCAGGTCGATTTGTATGCCAAGACTGTAGACGAACTGCTTGCCTTGCGCCATACCGCCATTGTTGGGCTACGAGGACTGAGTTCCGGCATTATGATTGACAGCCGCCTTGATATGGATGTGCATTACTTTGTGGACGCGCTGGATGCGTGGCGACACATTATCGATGTTTCGATTGATAGCGAACTGGAAAGCTAATGTATCTGATTATCCCTTCCAATACCCCTCAACTTCTGCGCCCTTGTCTTGCTGCCATTGATGAACATGACCCCTCTTTTCTGAACCGAACACTGGTTGTGACAAACGACCTGAATGACTTTCGGCCAATTGCCGAGGAATACCCCTCGGTTGAGTTTATTTTGGCTTCCGGGGTGTTTAACTTCGCCACATGGAACAATCTTGCCTTCAGACATCTGGCGGCCCGTACAGACAGTTTTATGCTGCTTAACGATGATACTGAGCTTGTTACACCGAGCGGATTTTCCTTGTTGGAGAAGCTGGTTGAGCAGCCGGGGTCGCCGTCTATTATATCGGCGGCGATTCGGGGGACAGGGGGTGTGATTGGCCAGCGTCAGCATACATCCGGTTCTGTCCGAATTGTAACCGATAGCCTTTCTTTTACCGCCGTCGCTATTCACAGTCGAATGCTGAAAGAGTTGGGTGAACTGGATGAGCGGTATGTCGGTTACGGGCATGAGGATATGGATTATTGCCGGATGGCGATGGAAAAGAATATTCCCATGGCTGTGTATGATGGTTGTGTCGTGGCGCATATCAAGCCTCACTCGACGTTCGGGCGACGCGACGATTTCAAGACCCTGTGGTTACAAAACGAGACGCTGTATTACGAGAAATGGGGCAAGGTACAAGACACGGTAGTCATTATTGGTGGCAGCCGTTCAGGTGGCGCAGTATTGTCAGCCGTTGTAGACAATATGGGATATGCCATGCCTGACCCTCCGGCTTATTTTGAAAAGAAGGTGTCTGTTTATTATCGTGACGACCGTTTGTCGCGGGCAGTCAAACGGGGCGAATTGGGTATTCGCAACTACATATCGGGCCAGGATGAACGCCATGACGCGCCATGGGGAACGCGCATGTGGCCGCAACCTGACGCGGCGGTGATGGTACTGGAACAATTAAAGCAGTCGCGTGTTCCGTACGTTCTGTTTGCTTGTCGTTCAAAGGAATCGAGAATGGCATCTTATGTCATGGACAGGGGGTGCAAGCATTCAGACGCGCTTAAGCGTATCAATAATGAGATAGAGGGGGAGCGTCGCATCCGTGAATGGGTCATTGAGAACGGGATACCATTCATGGATGTGGAGTATGACGACCTGGTTGATTCAACTCAGGAAACCGTCAAGCGGATTGCCGCATTTCTGAATTATCGCAGGTCGATGGCCACGGCATGGGATATTGTCAATCCAGAGTTCAGGACATTTGACAGACAGGGCAATCTGGTTGAAATGCCGAAGCCGGACGATTTTGGCAAGATTGCGGTGGGGGTTCGCCTGACACACCCGGAAGCGGGGTTTGTTGGTTGTTACGCCCGACTGTTGCGTGATGGGCTACACGACACGGATACCGTACTTGACCCCTCGATTCGCACGCCGTCCCATTGGGCGGCAAGCACGCTCATGCGTCGCTTTTTGGCGAGTGATGCCGATACCCTGTTGCTGATTGATGACGATATGACCTTTTCGCCTGACTTGCTGGAGAAGATGCGAACCAATAAGGACAACTATCGTTACAGCATTGTTTCGGCCTTGGCGACGCAACGAATCCCGCCTCCGAGGGCGTTGGTGTTGCGGGTCGGGGAGCAGCCTGACTTGCCTGACGCCTTGAACGGGTTATACTATAACTTGTTGGTAAACGAAGTTGCGCCCGGCATTACCTTGCCGGTGGATGGAACGGGGTTTGCCTTCACGCTCATCCGGCGAGAAGTCATCGAGCGAATGACGGATTCGCAATGGGGTGCGCCCTTCACTTCTTATGTCCAATGGGGCGCGGGGGGTGAAGGAGAGGACGTTAATTTCTGCCGACGGGCGGGTTCCCTCGGCTTCAGTGTAGCAGTAGATTGCAACGCGCATGTGGGACACATTGGCAGCGTTGTCTACGGTTACAGCGAGTTTGACCAGTGGCGTAGCGGACAGGTTGGAACCGGCCTCCGCGCCGATAAATTGGTCGAATTAATTGAAGCGGCTTTACCTAATCTGGATGGAGAGCAGCGGCCTGTAGCGGTTGCCTTCCTGAAAAACGCGAGGGAACAATGAGTAAATTTAACGGCAAGGATATGATTGCCACCTTTGGTACTTGGGGGCTGGACGGTCTGATTTCTGTTGATTTCACGTCCGCCGCCGACATCACCGAACAGGCAATTAGTGGACAGACTTACAAGGCCCAGATTGTGGGTATTCCTAGTGCCTCCTTTACTGTCAATATGCTGCTTGATAATTCTACACCCGTCCCTTCGGCTCTTTTGAACGCTCTTGAGCCGGGGAAGACAGGGTCGTTCACGTTTGACCCGATTCGTAGTTCGACCTTTGGCGGCAGCTATGCCGGAACCGGGCTGATTCGGCAGCGGGACGTGACCTATCCTGTCGAGGGGTTTGTGGCACTCAACTTGCAAATTGGCATTGACGGGGCCTTGACTATTACTGCGACCTGATAGTGAAGGTAGACCATGAGTGACAAGGCGGAAAGAGAAAACGATGTTCGGGCGGTAAGAATCAAACATCTTGGAAGCCTGAGGCCGGAGCAGTTTGTCCTGCGGGACAAGATGGCATATGTGCAGCAGGATGTTGAGAACTGGAGCGATGCCATGGCAAGCTACCAGCTTGATGACAAGGATGTGGCCAATTTCGCCCGCTTGCGACGATTCGCGTTACAGGCGGCGCATGAGACTGGCTGGTTTATCGACCCGCCCGAACTGTCGGCAGATGACTTTACCTTGTTATCGCCGGTGCTTGTCGCCAACGTAGGAACAAAGGCACTGACGCTGTTTAACGAGATTATGTCACCCGACCCAAGTTTTACGTAGGCGTCGCGGATTCGCTGGACGATCCCGACGCCAAATCAATACGCTACGTCACCTGGGTCTACCGCGCGGAAGCCGGTGATGGCCCGCCGTGGTCTGGCGGGTTCCTGACATGGCCCGCATATCACTATTCCCGTTATCGTACAGCACGGTCGATTGTCGCCACCTATCCGAAATGGAGAGATGCTGATAACCAGGCTGTGTGGGCACGGGATAATCCCGATGAATTCAAAATTATCGCTGTCATCCAGCGGGAACGCAACAGGCGGAGGAAGGTAGCCGATGGCAAGTCCACTTGAGGCCATAGTCGTTCGCTTTGGTGCTGAATGGACGGGCGGCGCGGTAATCAATCGCATCGTATCCGACATCAACCGCATGGTTTCGGCGGGTAAAACGGCTGGTGACGCCTTGTCGATGACCAAGATGCTGACCGGTCTTGAAAGTCACGACAAGGCGATTGCCAATTCCGCCGTTGCATTGGGAAAGTGGCAAGCCCATTTGCAAATGGTTCAGGGGGCGATTAATTCCCTCGGCATGGAAGTGGCGACGGGGGCTATCTCGGAAGCGGACGCCGCCCAACGCTATCTTCAGTTAGGTGAAGCCGCGAAAGGGATTAAGGAGGAAATTGCTTCTGTTACGCCGGTCATGACCGGCTTTGGGGCCAGTGTGTCCGCTGCCTTGCCATACATTGTTGCCGTAAGTGCGGCTGCGATTGGCGCGGCAAAAGCCTTTCAGATGTGGAAGGAATCCGCCGAGATGGGCGCGGTTATTCGTCAGACGGGCGATTCCTTTAATTATCTGTCCCAGAATGTCTATCGGATTCCAGGCTTGTTACAATCGATGCGCGAAACCTCGCGGGGCACAATATCCGACATGCAACTGATGGCGTCATTCATGACGCTGGTTGCGGGAACGACCCCTGCGTTGGGAACGGCCCTTGCCGAGGCCACACCGAAGTTACTGGAGATTGCCAAGGCTGCCAATGCCTTAAACCCAACGTTGGGTGATACGACTTTCTTCTTTGATTCATTGACACGCGGTATCAAGCGGTCAGAAATTCGGATTATCGACAACCTGGGCCTTAACCTCAAAATTGGCGAGGCCAATAAGCGATGGGCTGAGCAGTTGGGAAAGACGGTAATTGAGTTAACCGCTGAAGAACGGCAGATGGCCTTGCTTAACGAGACGATTCGTGTGGGAACGAATCTCATCAACCAGTTGGGCGGCAGCGTTGATTCCTTAACTGACCCATATCTTCAATGGGCTGCTCAGACAGAGAATATCAAAAACAGTTTGCATGAACTGGCGTCAATTACCTTTGCGCCACTGGCGGCGGAAGGGGCGAAGCTAGTTACCGTGTGGGCCGCTTTTGCCGCGACGGTGGTGGATGTTGTTGATACAACAGACAAGATTCACACGCCACTCTCAAAGACCGAAAAGACTTTCGGTACACTGGCAGCGACTTTGGCGGGAATAACAACCGACAGGTTTGTTCCCTTTATTGCCGCATTAAAGGGCATGACGCAGGGCATGGGCGAGTTTACCGATATGGTAAACAAGAGCAAGGTGGGCGTCTCGTTCGAGGAATGGTTTAGCGTAGAGTTTGAGCGTAATATCACCGAGTTCATTAACAAGTGGCTTGAGCTTGCCGGACTACCAACTATCGATTTGAACAATCGCATCAGAGGTCTGGATAACTACATAAACCTGTTTGTGCCCGGCCTCGAATCCTCTTCCCGTGATGTACACAGGGAAATGGAAGAGAGTATGAAGTCGATAGATGAGGCGCAGAAGGTAGCGGAGGCGGCAAGGGCGGCTCGGCAGGAATATCACGACTACATGAACCAGTTGCGCAGCCAGATGCCGGACGGTCGCATTCAGGACTTGGCGGCTTCGGCTCTGGAGCGAGAGGTGGCTGCGATTGAAAAGTACAACGCAGCAGTAGCCGCCGCCAAGCAGTTGCAAAGTGGCGCGTGGATGGACATCTATGCGGGAGGCGAATTCAACAGCGACCTGGTTGTAGGTGACATTCGGAATATCGGGGCGGCATGGATAACGACCAGTAGTGCTACGGCGGAACAAAACGCGCAGCTTGTCGATCTTAACAAGCAGATGGAAGAGGCTCGTGACAAATTGTGGGATATGGAGAACGGGATTGGCGTACAGGGCGACGAGGCTGAGACGACCGCCAAGAAGATAGCCAACTTGCGGGACGAGATAACCAATTACGAGCAAGTTATCGCCGGAATCCAGCAGGGCATTACCACGTCTACCAAGAAGGTGGACTTCAAGCTGGATGTTAATGACGTTGAGGCATACAAACAATTCATCACCATGATGGGTGAATGGAACGCGCCGGTTGACCAGCTTACCGCCGTCGCGCAAGGCTTGGGTCTTATATCTCCTGCTGCCGCCGACGCCATGCTGAAGATGACCTTGTTGCAAGGCGCGATGGACAAGCTGAATTTCAAATTGCGCACCGGTCAGATTGACGCCAGCGAAATCCCGCAGGCAATCGATAACATTATTACAACGGTTCAACAGGACAAGTCTTACGCTGAAATCGTCCTGGATTTACAGGTGCGGGGAAAGGTAACTGCGACGCAAGCTCAGCGGGAAGCGAATCAGGCCCGGTCGGTCATTGCTGACGAGTACGGGCAGCCTATCGAGTTGGGCGTGGCCGCGCCCGACCTGTCCACAGCCGAATCGGTCATGTTGGGTTGGCTGAATAATGTCGAAGGGGAAAAGCCGGTAATCAGTCTTGAAGCTGATGACAAGGCGGCACGGGACACCTTTACCACATTGACTTCGGACATTGAAAAGGCCAAGCCTACCCTGAATATATATGGCAAATATATACCAGACCCCAACACACCCGGCGGAACATCGACCGGAACCGGCATTCCTTACGTGCCGGGCACGGTTCCGGCGTTTGCCAAGGGAGGATATATATCCGGCACGCGGGGCGACAAGCGGCTTGTTGAAGCACATGCGGGTGAATTCGTCTTGCGTCCTGAGGCGGTGGACAGACTTGGCATCGGGTTCCTGATGGCACTTAATCAGGGGCGTAGTGCGCCTCAGAACAACAGTGTTACAGTTCAGAGCAACTTCTATGCACCGGTAGGGGGCACGGAGACCAAAGAGATTATTCTGCGAACTGCCGATGACGGGGCCAGAAGGATAGCCGACATCATGTCGAGGGGAGGGTACAAGTTGTAATGAACTTCGAGCCAAGAAGTCTGGATAGCACGGCATTGGTGATTACGGATCGGCAAGCCGTTCATTATGAAGATAGCGGCAATACGGTCATATCCGGCATTGTTACATTGCTGAGCGGGGCCAAATACAATGTAAACGGCACATGGGTAGCCAACTCTGTACAGGGGAAAATGCGTGCGATTTATCTCTGTCGTGGCGACAACATGCAAACGGCGAACAACCTGGCCGAGGAGCTATACGACCTTGCCGGTCGAACGGGCACATTATCAGCAGTCGAGTATACTTCTGGTGGCGTGGCTACGCACACATGTTCTGCCTTTGTTGAGGCCGCGCGTCCGATTACCATGTTTGACCAGGTGGGTGCGTCAATAGGACGCGCACATTATATTCGAGTAGAAATGATATTTGACAGGCTTACAGGCTGGTCATAATGGGCAGATATTCAGTTCCATCAATCTTCTTTTTCTCGCCGTCCAATTTAAGCGCGGCGTTACAAAGCGGCGCGTCCCGTCCCCTCGAAACGCTGAGTGCGACGGCGCGTCTCGGAGAGATAGGGACATTTGAAGCCACCTACGCCTATCCGCTTAATCACGGGGCGGGGTATGTCGCTTTTGGTTTGTTGGAAGCCGTTGGGAACATTGCCATCATCCTTTACAACGATTGGAACTATCCACCGGGCGCGGAACGGGCCAAGATGTTTGGCGAATGTTACATCATCGAAAACGTGAAGATAGAGGACAGGGCTGCCGGCGGGTTACAGGTAAGAATATCAGGTCGTTCGTTTCTGTCGGAACTGGAAGACAAGCAGGTCTGGGAACCCATCGGTGATTCGACAACCTATAACACCGAATTGGCAGTCGCAATCGGCGCACCCAGCAGTTCCAACAGTTCGGGTTCAGCGGCGGCTGGCTCAACAGAAATTACTGTGGTTGACGCCAGCAACTTCTATGAAACCAACACGATTTTAGTCCCTCTGCCGGGTGGAGGGACGTACATCGGATTGATAACCAATGTAGACGGCGCAACCAAGAAGATAACTCTGGACAGACCGTTACCGGCCACAATACCGTCAAATACATCCATTACGCGGCGACCGCGCAAAGTCTTCGTCAAGAACACGACGGGCTTTGAAGTGGGAGCCAAAATCACTATCACATTAAATAGTGGCACATTTACGACGATAGTTGAAGAAGGCGTCAAAATGGAGGATGTGTCTGGAACCGAACGGGCACGTATACTGGTTCGGGACGGCATTACAGGCGCAGCCGCTGTAAATAAAGCTGTTTCAGCAATAAACAAGTCGAAACCGACGACGGTCGCTTATGATGACATCAACCAGATTATTGCCCATGCGTCTGGCTGGTCGATGGACACAACCCTGTTTCCCTTGTCGCCTGGTTCGTCTCATGTTCCATCGGGCGCATCTGTTTTTGACTTGCTTAAGACTGTCTCGGAACTGCGCGAAACACCTTTTCGGCAAGAAGTAGACGCTCTTAACTTCAGGCCGTTAAGAAAAATCAAGTGGGGCTTGTATCCATCTGCCGATGCTTATGGCGGCAATAAAATCATGTTATCGAATCCGCCCCCGGCGTTTATGACAACCCATATGTCACAAGCGCATCGCGGGACGATTTTGGGTTCGATAACTCGTGAATATCGGGACAACAAGGTTACGCGCATCTACCCTACTGCCGGAGACGCGGGTGTTACTCTTATGGGTGTAAGCGAGGCAGTTCGCACAACATTGGCAGGTATGGGGTTTATCATTGTTGATAGTCCATCCGCGTTAGGTTTATACGAACCGCCGTACATGTATAACAACGCTCTGGAACCCGGAGAGATAATAGGGAGGGCCGTAACATTTGGCGACATTACCGCCGAAACAAGCGGTGCGACCACATGGACATATGCGTGCGACCGGCTGGCTTGGGAGTGTGCCACATGGCTGGCGGCACACAGACGGGCCTATTGGGAATGGCGAATCACTGATATAGACGTATCCAGTCCGGTTATCCCCCGCGTAGGGACAACTTACCATCTGACGCGCTATCTTGACCCGCAGATGAGCAAGACCATTTATACCCACACATGGGAAAATACTGACAACCTCATTGCGCGAGAAATCACCATGCGATGGGACGTGGCGCGTCAGATGCCGATATACGACTTTACCTTATCGGATGTGGCCAGCGACCCAACAGACGCGGCTCCAGCCTTGGTCAGTCGATTTCAGAATTATGATATGGCTGCCCGTCGTATTGGGGAAGGAAAGGCAGGACGCGCCGCCACGGTTATTTATTCTGCCCCTACACCTGACGGCGGTGGCGGTGGTAGTGGCTCTTACCTGCCGCTGACCGGCGGCACGATGAGCGGTAACATCGCGTTTAGCGGCACGCAGACGGTGGACGGCGTGGACATCTCGGCCCATGCCGCCAACGCCTCGGCTCACCACGCGCCGGTCACGGCGGGCGACAATTCCATCAACGTGAGCGGGCAAGCGGTATCGGTCAAGCGACCGGCCAACAGCGGCGTCAAGGTTGACGCGACCGGCGTGTTGCTAGACCCCTCCACCCTGACAGCGGCCACGACCAACGCCGTCAGCGGCACGGGCCACACCCACGCCGTCACGGCCACGGACAACGCGAAGACAACCGTTAATACCATCCTGAAGGGCAATGCGAGCGGCGACCTGACCGTGCGCAACCTGACGGCGGATAAGGCCGTCACCCCGCGCGTGGAGACATCGAGCGGCGCGTTGACACTGGCCCCCGCCTCGTCATCGCTGGCCGTTAATGCGCACGTGGCTTTTGACGGCGCGCGGGACATCACCACGGCATCCGGCAATCTGACGCTGAAACCGTCGGCCAACCTGTCGATTAACCCGACGGGCAACGTGGCCGAGCTACAGTCGGCGACGACGCTTAAGACGAATCACTGGTCTAGCGGATTTTTGGGGACGGGTTGGGGCGTGCTTTACAACGGCAACGCCGACTTCCGCAGCATCTACGCCGACGAATTGCACGTGGCCGCGTTCATCGCCGACACCGCGCGGGTGAAAGTGGGTAGCGAGTACATCACGCCCTCGATGGCTCTGGTCTCGCGCGGCTTTACCATTCCGGCGGTCAGTTCGACCGGCACGCTATACGTTGAAGACGCTCCGGGTCTGGACAATCTGCCGGTCTTTGCCAACGAGGACTGGGTGCTGTTGCGCATCATGAACCGTTCCGGGGGCGGCCTGAGCGTACAGAACGCATGGGGTCAGGTGGCCGGTTATGCTGACCTTGCCAACGGCGAGCAGTCATGGACATTCACCACACGCAGCGCGGGGTCAGCCGTGGGGCAAGTTGCGCAGCGCGGCAGCATGGCGATGGACTTCGGCATATCGGGTGACGGCTGGCTATGGCAGACGGCCATCGACCCGGCGGGCGCGCCCTATCTTGGCATCACCACATGGCAAGGGGCCGACCCCTACACGGACGCCAACCGGTCGCACCAGATAAGGCTGGGGCAGCTATCGGGGGTGACGGGACAATCGGAGTTTGGTTTGCAAGTTGGCACGACCAACACCAACCATATCACCCTGAGCAACTTGCGGCGCGAATTTCACGGCACGCGCGTATCGCTCTACGCGGCCCGTGGTGGCACGCTGCAACTGTCGGCCATCGATGTTAGGCACTACCGGACAATATCGGCCTATAGCTCCTTAGTGCCCAACGAAGATCATTTAGCTGAGGGCCTTACATCGACGGCGGGCAACTACTGGTCAACCATCGACGAAGGGGCGGGGTCGCCCAACCACAGCGACTACGTGGCCAATATGCCCGGCTCCGACGGCGTGCTGTTTGTCGGGCTGACTAACCCGACGTGGAACGGTAACACGGTCATGGTGACATTCTACGCGGCCATCAAGACGGTCAACTTCTCCGGCGATTCCGTCAAGCTGTACGCGCAGGTGTTCACGGCTGACCAACTGACGCCGCTATCGGGCGAAGTGCTGGTCTACACGGCCACGAGCAACACGACGACGACCGTCACCGTGGGCGATGCCGCCCGCCTGAACAACGCGACACAGGCGCAATGGAACGGGGCGCGGCTCCGCTTGCGCTGGGAGTACATCATCGGCGACACGGCGTTCGAGGCCATCCGGCTTGACCCGAACGTGCCCTCGCTGGCCGTGGGCCACCCCTTGCCGACGGGATACGAGGCGGGCGGCGACGGGTTTTGGGTAGGGCGTGACGCGGGCACGTACAAAATGCGGCTGGGCAAGGCGTCGGGCGTTGGCTTGCGCTGGGACGGCTCCACGCTGGCCATCCGCAATAGCGACAACCAGAACGTCATCGAGATGAAGTCCGACGGCACATCGAGCTTTGCCCGTCCCATGTCGCTAGGCGCAAGCGGTGGCATCTGGCAGGGGGCGGCACGTT